CGTAAAACAACTGGAGCTACTTTGGGTGCTCAAAACCTTGGCGTCCGCACTAGCCGTGCTCGTCGTCAAGCAACCGCTGCTACTGTTGGCAGAGGTATTTCTTCGCTTCGTATCCCCCTTAACATCGGTGGTGACACCGGTTCTGGTATTAACATTGGGTAATTAAATGACTGCAAAAGGCAGGTATGATCATCTATCCAGTTATCGTTCTCAGTTTCTAGACACAGCGGTTGAGTGTTCAAAGCTCACCATTCCTTACCTCATCCAACGTGATGAGTTCCGTGTTACCCATCAAACCTTAAAGCAACCTTGGCAATCCGTAGGAGCAAAGGGTGTAGTGACACTTGCATCCAAGTTGATGCTGTCTCTCCTACCTCCTCAAACTACGTTTTTTAAACTTCAACTTCGTGACGATAAACTTGGTGAGGAACTTCCTCCTGAGATGCGTTCCGAACTTGATCTTAGCTTTGCCAAGATGGAGCGTATGGTGATGGATTCGGTTGCTGCTTCCAGTGATCGTGTCGTTGTTCACCAAGCTCTCAAGCATTTGGTGGTTGGTGGTAATGCACTAATCTTTATGGGTAAGGATGGGTTGAAACATTACCCACTTAATCGCTACGTTGTCGATAGAGATGGAAACGGTAACGTAATTGAGATCGTAACCAAAGAACTAATTAACAAAAATCTTCTACCAAAAGAACTTATGAAGGAACCTCGTCCTGTCATGGATGAGAGTTTCTCACATGAGAACGATGTAGAAGTTTATACTCATGTACGTTTAGACAACAACCGTTGGCTTTGGCACCAAGAAGTCTATGGTAAAAAGATTCCAGACTCCGATAGCAAAGCTCCAAAGGATGCTAGTCCTTGGCTTGTACTGCGCTTCAATTCTGTCGATGGCGAAAACTATGGACGGGGCAGAGTTGAGGAATTCTTGGGAGATCTTAAGTCGCTTGATGCACTCTCCCAGTCCCTTGTAGAAGGCTCTGCAGCAGCCGCCAAGGTCGTCTTCGTGGTATCACCCTCAAGCACAACTAAAGCCCAAACGCTGGCGAAGGCAGGCAACGGTGCGATCGTTCAAGGTCGTCCCGATGACATCGGTGTTATCCAAGTAGGTAAGACCGCTGACTTTAGTACCGCCTCTAATATGGCTGCTAATCTTGAGCGTCGTTTGTCTGATGCCTTCCTTGTGATGAGCGTCCGACAAGCAGAACGAGTTACAGCCGAAGAGGTTCGTCTAACTCAACTTGAACTTGAACAACAGCTTGGCGGTTTGTTCTCCTTGTTGACTGTTGAGTTCCTTCTTCCTTATCTTAACCGTAAACTGCTGGTCCTACAACGCAGTGGACAACTACCAAAAATTCCTAAGGATCTGGTTAATCCTACTATTGTTGCAGGAATCAATGCTCTTGGTCGTGGTCAAGATCGTGAGTCTCTCACTTCCTTCATCATGACTATTGCTCAAACACTTGGACCTGATGCGTTGATGCAGTACATCAATGCTGATGAAGCTATCAAGCGTCTGGCAGCTGCACAAGGTATCGACGTACTGAACCTTGTGAAGTCTGTGGAGCAGATCCAACAAGAACGAGCTGATGCTGCTCAAGCACAAGAAGATCAAATGATGATGCAGCAAGCAGGTCAAATGCTTAAATCCCCCCTGGCAGATCCATCCAAGAACCCTATGGCAGCTGAGACTGTCAATGCGGCAATGGGTGAGGATGTCATTCCACCAATGCAATAACTATGGCAGAAATTTTATCTTACGATCCAGCTGGTGATCCCGAAGTTGTCGGTGCCATTGAAGCCGACCAAGCTGAGTCTCTGGCTATTGGAGAAGAGATGATCAACCAAGCTAACGCTCGGTTGGCTGGAAAGTACAAAGATGCACAAGAGCTTGAGAAAGCTTACATCGAACTTGAAAAGAAACTTGGTTCACGTGATGGACAAGAAGAAGAAACGTCGGAACCAGAAGTTGAAGATCAGCAAGAAGAACGGACTGAGTATTCTCCGCAAATCGAAGCCATTAGTAGGGCTGCAGAAGAATTCAACTCGAAAGGTGAGCTGAGTCCTGAAACTCTTGCTCAGTTTGAGCAGATGTCTTCTAAAGAACTTGTTCAAGCTTACTTCGAATATGAAGCGGGACTTCCTGCAATGGATGCTCCTCAATCAGTTGAGCTGTCACAAGGAGACATCAATACCATCCAAAACTCTGTAGGTGGTGAAGCTGCGTATCAACGACTTGTTGGTTGGGCAGCACAAAATTTCTCCGAAGCTGAGATCCAAGCTTTCGATAACGTTGTTGATTCTGGTAACGTTGCTGCTATTAACTTGGCACTTGCTGGTCTTCAGGCACGTTACACAGACGCAAACGGTTACGAAGGTACTATGATTCAAGGTAAAACTGCCGCCCCTGCTGACACATTTAAGAGTCAAGCAGAGGTGGTGCGGGCAATGTCCGATCCTAAGTATGATCGTGACCCAGCATATCGTGATGAGATTATGCAAAAGCTTGCCCGTTCTGATCTTAAATTTTAATTATGTCTGATCATCCCTACGGTGTTCCCCACAACGAACGAGCTGAGCAGCTCAACGGTCGCCTTGCTATGCTTGGCATCGTGGCTGCTCTTGGCGCTTACGCGCTGACTGGACAAATTATTCCTGGTATTTGGTAATGCCTCTTAAAAAGGGTAAGTCTCAAAAAGCAGTTTCTGCTAACGTTTCAAAACTGAAAAGTGAAGGCTACCCTCAAAAGCAGGCAGTAGCCATCGCTCTCAGTAAAGCTGGTAAATCCCGCAAGAAAAAGTAATGGCTAAGCCTGGTCTTTATGCAAACATCCACGCTAAGCGCAAACGTATCGCTGCTGGCAGTGGTGAAAAAATGAGAAAGCCTGGGTCTAAAGGAGCACCCACGGCTGCTAACTTTAAACGCTCCGCTCAAACTGCTAAGAAAAACAAACTCAAAATCAAATGAAAATTCTTGCTATCCTCCCCGCAACCCTGATTGCTGCTGCTCCCGCATTCGCTGGTCCTTATGCTAATGTGGAAGCTAACTCCGGCTTTACCGGTTCTGACTACAGCGGTACCACGACTGACTTCCACGTTGGTTACGAAGGTTCCTCTGGTGTGCTTGGTTATTACATCCAAGCTGGTCCTTCTGTGATCTCGCCCGACGGCGGTGAAGCAGAGACCAAGTTCACTGGTAAGACTGGCGGCTCGGTTGCTGCAAGTGAGAAGCTTGATGTCTACGGTGAAATTAGTTTCGCTGCTGACACTGTTAACTCCTATGGCACCAAAGTTGGTGTGAAGTATAAGTTCTAACTCCCATTGTGGTGGGAGGGAGGCAAATCGTACTTTTAAATTAAACTAATGACCGCAACTATTGCACTTAAAAGGGAGTCATCCTGGGATCAGTTTTGTGATTGGGTGACTTCTACTAACAACCGTTTGTATGTGGGTTGGTTTGGAGTGCTGATGATTCCGTGTCTCCTAGCCGCCACCATTTGTTTTATTCTGGCATTCGTTGCCGCACCACCTGTTGACATTGATGGAATCCGCGAACCCGTCGCTGGCTCCCTGTTGTACGGGAACAACATTATTTCAGGAGCCGTCGTTCCGAGCAGCAATGCCATCGGACTACACTTCTACCCAATTTGGGAAGCTGCTTCACTTGATGAATGGCTGTACAACGGGGGTCCATTCCAACTCGTCACTTTCCACTTCCTCATTGGTATCTATGCTTACATGGGACGCGAGTGGGAACTTAGCTATCGACTAGGAATGCGACCCTGGATCTTTGTTGCTTACTCTGCTCCCGTTGCAGCAGCTACCGCAGTCTTCCTCGTCTACCCCTTCGGTCAAGGATCTTTCTCTGATGCAATGCCACTCGGTATCTCCGGCACGTTTAATTACATGTTGGTCTTCCAAGCTGAACATAACATTCTCATGCACCCGTTCCATATGTTGGGAGTTGCTGGTGTATTTGGGGGTAGCTTGTTTAGTGCTATGCACGGTAGCCTTGTCACGTCTTCTCTTGTTAGGGAGACGACTGAGGACATGTCTCAAAACTATGGCTATAAGTTTGGACAAGAAGAAGAAACTTACAACATCGTAGCAGCACATGGCTACTTCGGACGCCTCATCTTCCAATACGCGAGTTTTAACAACAGCAGAAGTCTGCACTTTTTTCTGGCTGCTTGGCCTGTTGTTGGTATCTGGTTCGCTGCTCTTGGCGTGTCTACGATGGCTTTTAATCTTAACGGCTTTAATTTTAACCAGTCCCTTCTTGATAGCCAGGGACGTGTGGTTCGTTCTTGGGCCGACATCCTTAACCAAGCGAACCTGGGATTTGAAGTCATGCACGAGCGCAACGCTCACAACTTCCCTCTGGACCTTGCTTCTGTTGAGGCAACTCCGGTGGCTCTTTCCGCCCCCACCGTAGGGTGATATACTAAACGCCGTCCGTTCATCAACTCCGTCAGCCAGGACAAGTTACCAGCAACGGAGCTTGACGCATGTCACCTGATCATGGAACGGGGGTCAGGTACTTTCATCTAAGATCATGACCAAAGTCGAATTGGATGCCCGTGTTCGGGAGCAACAGGCTGCTGCAAAAGAAGCCAAGCTGAAGTATCGCGGCGTTATTTATAAATCACACGCTACTAAATTCTAAGTAGCACGGGAGTCAGGCACCTCAGTGTCGGACCTGGCTCCTCTTGGCACGAGCCCGTACGCGGATACCTCGCGCCGTCTAGACGGTGGGAAAGACCACACATATTGAACAAAAAATTTTCCAAACGTTTGGGAGCAAGTCTTAATTTTCTTACTCCTTTAAAATGGCACAACAAAACTCCAATGAGCCTCTTGCTGATCTTACGCAACTAGGCCAATCTAACCTGACGGGTGATACCCGTGCCCTGTACCTCAAGCTGTTT